CCACTTCGCCAACAATATGACCAAATCGTACAGAAGTCGGACAAAGAAGGGGCCATACCTTACGCGATCGTTCAGAATACCCCTCTGGGCTAGCGTAGAGATAGACCAACACGGAGACAGGAACTTCAGTGGGAACGCTAGCCAGGCGTTAGAGCGAATCGTCGACGATTGGAGAGCTCACAAGCGGATGATGAAGGAGCATGGACTAGAGATTGAAGCATTGATTCGCTTCAAAGAGAAAGGGGAGTCAGACCCTTTAGGACTAGATTTTCGGGGTGGTGATTGAATGAAAGGATGGGAAGGGCGCCGCCCTGGGGGCAGGAGATCTCCTCATCTCAAGCATTGGCCGTGCCGGTGTGCCAGGTGTGGTGATTGAATGACCTCTAACTTCTACCGAGTCGGTTGGGTGGCGACTATCTGGGTCTGCTACGAATGCGGCGAGATGTTTGATAGTGACTTGTGTTCGAGTTTTACTGGTCAATGCTACGAGTGTTATCCACGGGAGTTGATTGAATGACTGATGAAATGGAACCAGTGACATTGAGCAAAGATATGTTCATGCCCGTGCACTTCGAGTGTGGATGTGTCTCCGAAGGATTACGCCTGCACGCCTGCATCGAGTGGCAGGAGGGGATATTGTACCTCATGTGTGGGAATTGTGGGGCAACTAAGCATTGGAAGGACCCTCAGCAGAAATCCCTGAACCAATACACACGAAAGTCCTAGACTAGCGTTCACGTTTTGAAGAATGAATAGGCCGGTCCCCAGACTGGCCCTAAGACGATGCCGATCCCCGACTCCACCAATCCCTCTGCAAATGATTGTTCTGCCTTTCTTTTGGTGGAGGTCTTTGCCTGTTGAACTAGAGCAGGAGCGACGACTTCAACCCATTCCTTGCCACCTGCTCCTCCTGGTAAGTAGAGATCTATGACATCGGCCGTGGCACCCTCGTAGACCACTCCTTGATGTTCAGCGACGGCGACGATGCCGGTACCCGTAGCCGCACCCAGGACTACGCCAGCTGAGCCAGCAGCGACTGCAGTACCAACACCCATCCCTCCAGCAGCCGAACCGGTGGCCAGTACAGCGCGCCCTCCTGTAGCAAGAGGTGCACCTAACCGAACCCAGTTTGATAGTCCCCAGGCTCCTCTCCAGAAACCCGCCTTTCCCGCAACTGTACTAATCCCAGTGCTTAATGCCGAATATAGGAGCGCTTCCCGAAAACTCCCGCCAGCCAGTAGAGAGCCTACTCCAGTCCCTACGCCGATCTGTAATGCGTATCTAGGGATTATCCACCATGACATCTAATCCACCGTCGCCTGCACGACATAGGATCGTCGGAGGCGTTCGATATAGCGGAGGTCAGTCTCCTGGGTGATGAGCGCAGGAACGACTACCGCAGTGGGGGGTGTTCTGATCTCATTACCGGGCTCGATAGACAGAGCGCTTGAGATGTGAAGGGCTCGAACAACATACATTTTCTGTCCTGCTGTGGCTGACCCGACTCCCCAGGAGGAGGAACGAGTTTGATTCGGAAGGAAGGGAGATGCCCCGAGTCCTGATACGGCCCCGTATTGGAAAGACCTGGCATTCCCATAGTGGATGTCCTCCAACTCGTATGATTGGCCTCGCTTGTCCTGGGCGGAGCCACCACGTGCGCCGCCACTCAAGCCAGGCGCGATCCAGTTCCCCGATAGAGGAATGACTCCATCGAATGTCCCATCAGTGATGTACTCTTGACAGATCATGTCCCAGACTTGAAGCGCACCCAGGGGATTCGTTGTGATGAAGTTCCAATCGCACCCTTCTTGGAACATCGGGTTAACGGTGAAGAGCGTTCCCTGGTCGATCACGATACCAGAGAGATCGAAATAACCACGCCACACCGCCCACAAGGTCGGGTTGCCGGTAGAGTCCTCTGCTGTCAACAGTGACCATCCTGCACCAGTCACCGTATAACTCACTGAACCATCGAAGGCAATGGCTACCGGAGGAATGAATTGACGCAGTAAGCGTTCTTTGACGGCATTCTTCTTGGCCATTACTTCTTCCTCCTAGCTAATTTGTGTGCCTTCTTCGCCAATCCAGCGAAGGAGGTGCGTGGATGCTTCTTCTTCAGACGCTTGTACGCCTTCGCATACCGCTTATTGTACGCGCTTGCCTTACGCTTAACCTTGGGTTTTTCGTACGCTCTCCTGGCTGTCTTTCTGGTCTCTCCCTTCTTCGTGCTCGACGAGCCTAGGGATTCCCCGCAATTCGAACAGAAGTTAGCCAGGCTAACCACCTCAATTGTCACTAGCCGTACTCTGGATCGCAATCGCCATCCAGTCCTTCGTGGATAGTTTGACTATGCGACACTTGATGCGGCAGGTGACGTAAGTCTCAGTGCTGATGCCAGCGCTGTCAGGACCAGAGACAACGTAGAGAGAATCATTCACGACTAGCCTAGTCTCATCGAGTTTTCCGAATGAGTCAGGATAGAAGTCTGCATCTCTCGTAGCGATATTGTTCGTCTGATCGATGTTCAATCCGCCAGAAGCAATCAACGAATTGTCGTCTGCTCGAACAAGGACGCTGCCGGGGTTCAGGTCGGTGAGTTGAGAGGTGATAGCGCCGTTCCCGTTGAGCATCCCATCGACGTTGCTGCCGTAATCGGTGCCAACCTGGTGGATGAAGTCCACGACCTCGATACTGATCGCCTGCTGGTCACCCACGTCAACGTATGCACCAAGGTCCAGTGTTCCCTGAATTCTATCTCCAGTTCCCATCGTGTTCGGTAGGGTCACTACTTCAGTCAGCCAGAACGATCCGGTCTTACTCGTTGCCATCGTGTACGCGTACTGGTCCTCGGTATATAATCTATAGATTCGGGCGGAAATGGACCCTGTGTCCATTCTGCGCCCTATCTTCTTATCTAACCTCAGTGTGCCAACGCCCAGCACCCGCTAACTTGGACTACACGCAAGCCGCACTGAGCAACGTAAGGGAGCCATGGGTTACTTAATCTCGCCTATCCTGTTCCTGTTTATGATATGATTAAGTAGGATAACCACTTCGCCAACAATATGACCAAATCGTACAGAAGTCGGACAAAGAAGGGGCCATACCTTACGCGATCGTTCAGAATACCCCTCTGGGCTAGCGTAGAGATAGACCAACACGGAGACAGGAACTTCAGTGGGAACGCTAGCCA